CCTATTCGCTGATAACTCCTTCTCTACGTCGTAATCTCCTCTGCCTTAGTGCAAGAGACTACACTTTTCTCAAATGTCCCGTAAGGGACTCTCAAAGAGGCCACCGATCAGTGATGATCGGGCGCCTCATCTCCACTTCCTGCCTGAACGTGGTGGTTATCTTCATCCCCTCACAGGGGTGGTGGTTTCCGCCCGTAAAGCCCAGGAAACAATCTCAAATTACATTGCGAAATGTGAACGACGCTCAGAAGTGGTTACCAGCGAATGGGGCTTGAATTTCAGCTCCGACCACGTCCCGAGGACGCGCCCAAAAGCCGAGGCCTACGCTCAAGTTGGCCTGCTTTGCGCTCTTATGAGGATGTGGCAGCTTTCGAACGGTCGGTATCAGCGAGCGGCATCTGGTCTTCAGGTGTCTGCGGAATCCCACGTCGAAATGTGCGAGCGCTGTGGTGTTCGACCCGTCAACAGGGTTGAGAACTGCAGGTTCGGTTGCATTCGACGTGTCTGCAGCACCGAGGGCTGTGCTTCGTCCCGTTGTAAATGTAGCGGCAAGAAAGGATCTTTATTTGCTTCGATTGACACTGTCGAGCAAGATCTTTCTGGCGCTTACGATGCAACGCTGATCCTGGACTGTGATGAAGTTTACATGAGCTTGCGTTCGGTCCTTGATCAGAGGTCCAACAGTCAAAAGAAAGCCGAAATCATCCACATCCGCGAAACCCTCAACCATCAACTTTGTCAATGGACCCCACGTCCATACGCATTGATCCCTAGTAACTCCCCGCTGGCTTGCGAAAAACCTCCTTTTGGAGGTAACCGAGTAGCGCTCTCACGATTCGACGTGAGTGATAACCATGTTGGAGAAGAACAGAAGACCGGGAAACCAGTCTTTTGCGAGGAACGGAATCGCTGCACCGATTTTAACGGTGCTGTATGGCGTATACCGGCGATTATCGCTGCGTTGACTGAGGTTGATGAAGAGGAAGAGCCCATCCCGAAACGGAAGACTGCCCCAAACCCGAAGCCCAGGAGTAGACCGAACCCCCGTCGGCGTACTGAGATGGCTAACCGCTCACACGGTTTAGTCAATTCTTGGTTCCGCCGCGGAACGGTGCCCCTGTACTTCAAACCCCGCCATTACATCCCCCCCCGGTCAAGAATTTCGAGAGGCGCGATCCGCCGTCACAAGCGTTTAGCGGCTGAGGAGAAGTTTTGGTCCGAATTTGATGATGAGTCAATCTCACGTCTTTTCGAGGAACCGAAGCCACCAAAGCGTGTGAAACCTCTACCGAAACACCTGTTCAAACCCAGCAGTCCAGCAATTGCCCCACCTGTAGTCTGCACTGACGTTAAAGTCGGTGGCCCAGGCGATTGTTGGAAGAAGGTGTATGGTGCCACGGCATTTATCGATGGTGACAGGCTTGATGTTACTTCCAAGGAATTGTATGCTGCATTAATCACCTTCGGGACGTATCTCCAAGAGAAACGAGGCAAATCGACTGCTGAGTGGTTCTTCCAGGCTAAGGTTGAAGAAGACGGTGACATCCATGTGGAAGACGTGATGATGGCTGTCTCCAAGCGTCTACAGTTGAAGTGCTATCAAGACCCCGCTTGGCTAGGCTGGACAGAGTTCATATACCTCTTGAAGTTCACCGAGAAGCCCACCCCTGAGCCGGTTATTGTCGGTCGAGGTAAAGTTGTCGGTGCGATTCAGCAGATGGATGACATTGCTGTAATCAAGGGCGCGCCCGCTGCCATTTCGACTGTTGCCACTTCTTTCTGGGATTATGCAAGATCAGTTTATGACAATGCGAGGGACCATTTCAACCATGACCGCCCGGTCGGTGGAGTCCCAAGTTTGCCACAAGACCCTAGTCTCCCTTTACCTGGGCCCTCCATTCCAACACCCCCTGGCCTCCCTTGCCCGGCACCAAGACCACCAGTTGAAGACATGCCGTCAATCATCCCTGATCCTGACGATTACGGTTTGCCGATCAACTGGCCCTTCGATCCTCCAGCACTCCCTGATCACGGGAACTTGGAAGAGATGCCAACTTTCTATCAGTGGTACGAGGTGTGGTTCTCAACTCTCAGCGAGGCAACGCAGGACTTCATTCGACATTTAACTGATCAATTCGGCGATGCATCAAGGGAGTTGGTGTTTTTCTTCGGTAACATCAAAACCGCTTTAGTGTACCTCGTTCAACGTGCTGAAGAGAACATCTTGAAGTTCCTAGAGGTAATCGGTTTTGGGGCCTTCCCCCAGTTATTGAGCGACATCGGTTCCTTGCTGTCTGATCTGTTCAGCGGTGCCTTTGGGTTCGTCAACACCGTTGCCACGAGTGTGATCCCTGCAGCCACTTGGGTACTTCTTGGTGTCAAGCTCTTCGCTCTTTTGTCCCACAGGGAGAATGAGTTCCATGGTGCTGATGAGGTCTATCGGATGTCTGTGCTTCGAGGCAATTTGAAGTTGGACGCAATACACCCTGTTGGCGACCCACAATGGCACCCTCACCATTTCGAGCCCATTGGACCTAGCGTGTTGGAAAGGCAGAGAACAGAACTCTACGAGAGTATGGGTGACGGGCGCTTGCCCCCCAATCTCCCTGCGTTGTTGACGACCCACACGCTCCCCGTCGACACCCCCCCGTTCGTCCTCGATCAATTCCAGAAGAGTTTTTCCGATGCCTCGATAGGGACTGGTCGGAACCCTACACCCCATCCCAGACTCTCACTCGCTCGGAACATGTTCCGCCGAAAGGCCGCCGAAGTAGCTGATCAACTCCAAGTCCCTATCCATTTGGTTGGTGGTGCCAATTCCGAGACTGTAATGTTCCAAAACGTGGTCCACAACTGCGCCCCGATACTGACCGGGAGGGACTATTACCGTCATTTCTTGGGCAGTGCTGGGGCTGAGGCTTCCTACCAGTTGCTCAGCCACGATCACAAGTTTCAGGAGTGCAATCACGTAACCCCATTCCCGCAAGTCAACACCAACGGCAGTCTCATCGTGTCCTTGTTCAGTGCGCATGACATCCCGATTGACGAATTTGCCCGTGCCATGGCCACAAACCGTAGTTCAACCGCAATGGTCTCGCTCAACCTACCGTTCCCGTTGTTGGATGAGAGAGTGAAATGCTATACTGATGAACTGGTCGGTCTGCGCTACGAACGTGAGGGTGACAAGTTGATGGTTTACCACATCGGCGAGCACACTGGCGGTTATTGCCACGACTTCGCTTCTGTCAAGTCTTGGATGTCCAATCCTCCTGTATTCAAGGACTGTCATCTGATGACGGAGGCAATCCTTCAGATTGGCACCAGTGTTTTGCTCAAAGTCACACTTGCACCCGGGAAGCCCGAAGTTGTTCCCACGATGTGGTCGACCCAGACCAAACCTTTCTACATTCTGCCGGTGTTCAGCTCCATCATGACGCGAAAGGACGAGACCGATCATATCGTCATTCCACGGGCTCGCTTTGAACAGTTGGTTGCGTACGTTTCGACCCTTGACCCGGTTGACCGGACCTTTAGAAACGTAATCAGCAAGATCAGAGGGTTGATGGCGGAGATTCGCGTTGGCAAGATGAAGGTGGAACCTCGTTGGGAAGTTGGAGTCGCCGAGTTGTATAGTTTGGCACATCACGCTTTGATGGCGAACTACCTCCTCGAGCCGAGTGCTGAAGACAAGGCCAAGAAGATGCTCGACTACTGGGAGAGGCAACGCTGGCGAAACGGAACATACGTTCAACGCAAGATCCAGGGTTATTGCGATGCCTTCAAGTTCCGCTTGAATGGAGAAGAGGACCCCTTAAGCCCTGACACCTGGTTTGAGAGGTTCTTCCGCAACAAGTTGGACAATACCCATACGTACAATCCGTACCACTTGGCTGGCCAGTACCGATTGGTCCCGACTAACGTTACTAGTGATCTGAGGAATTACGAGTTGGCAGCTTCCTCGGTCAAGAGTAGTTGTTTTTGGCTTGGTTCCAAGGCCGTGCAATTCGGTCGTGCAACCAACAAAGTCCTCTCCTTCCAGCCCAAGCCGCACGTTGTCCTACCAGCCAGACCACGCAGTCCTGATCGTGACCCCGACATCGATGAGGTGATTTCCGAAAGTGACTCCCACGCACCGACAGCTCGCACACCTGGAAGCTTCACCCCCTACAAGCCAGGCGGCGTACTTCAGCATGGGTTGGAGCTTCACACCGCCGCTGACATTCCCCTCCCCCCATCTGAGCCTTCTGTGTCATCCGTCGAGACCCAACCGCAGGCGAGAATCGAGAAATGGTTGAAGGACGTGCCCGATCCTCCCGTTCCTACCAAGAATGCCGTCGAACATCTTAAGTCCGAATCACCGCAGCCACGCGATAAGGGCAAAGGTCGAGCTCGCCCAGAGGACTTAGTTGAGACCCCCCGCCCCCCCCCTTCCATGACACTCCCTTCTGTTACTTCTAGCATCGCATTTTCATTACCATTACCGGTTCGGCCTAAGAACTACCGAGTTGATGCCGTTGCCCGTGCTGGCGAACCCGCCCCGAAGTCGATTAGTTCCGCGAGTCAGCCAGCGGGTAACCGCTTTGACGAAGGCTTCGAGATTGCTCACGGTGATCATCCGCCCGTAGACAATGTTTTGATGCAGTCACAGTTGAAGCCGCCACAGCCACCTGACAAGAGCGTTGACATCCAACCCTTCCTTGAGGACCAGATTAAGGAGGAGAAATTGTACTCAATGGACCGTAGAGATTGCTCGCCATGCAGCAACCGCGTCATGGACTTCTTTGCCCCCATTGGTTCGCTAGAGCCGCTACACCCCGCCGATGAATGGTACTTGGATCTATTTGGTCGAGCACTGCCTAAGAAGTTGGAAGGTGAATTGTGCTGCCCATCGACTGGGGGTCTCGACCTTTTGCAATTAGCCGTGTCTAAGAATACCCCGACGCGTTTAGAGCCACTTACGAAGCATCTTGATATGGTGAAGGTTTACCGCGAGCATTATTCAAGCAACGCAAAGATAAGGGAGAAATTCAACAACTTGGTGAAGTGCGCAATGGGTGCCAAATTTGGGATCTCGATGACCATCGTCGGCGTGGAGGGTCCCGCTATGTCTGCCAAGTCAACGTTAGTTCGTGCTTACATCGCCCGCAGCGGTTACTCGACTGTCGTTGTTACACCTTCTCACAGGTTGAAGGAAGATTGGAAGGAGCATCTCACTAGGCTGGGAGTCAAGGCGTTCCGTTGCGTGGCCCGTCATGGGATCCCGGCGATCACGAATTTTAGCGCCCAATTGCTGGTAATGGACGAGATCTTCAATTTCGATGACGCTGAAACCCGCTTGATCTTGGCTGCCGCGAGTAAGCTCGGAGTCAAGAAGGTCATTCTGTTGGGGGATCGCTTCCAATGTGAAAGGACTTGCCTGACCATCGATCACCCGTTCCTGAATGATCGAATTCATCTTCAAACCTCCTTGGGGATGCCCCGCGACGCGCATGCCATCTTTAAGCGTGTTAACAACCTCGGGCCCGAGTATGACACGACCGGTAAGAGGTGCATCTCCATTTTCTTCGGCAGTCCACGACCCCCCCCCACGAGCCTCGCACTTCGCATGTTCACTGAGGCGAAAGCCCCTCCTGAGTTCAATATTTCAATTGGTCAAGCGCAGGGTTTGCGACCTTCACAAGTGAGCTTTTACCAGGATTCTAGTCTCACGTCCCTTGAGTGGATGAATGTCTTGCCCAACCGAGTCAGTGTGTCTTATACGAGGCACACTGAGTTCATGTACGTTCAGTGCAGCATCCCCTCCCATCCGATTGTTTGTGCTTTCCCCCTTGTGGTTGCCACAGCCGTTTCTGGACGTCATTTCCTTGCCCAGAACTCTGTTGACACTCTTTTTTCGAAGAGGCCCAGCCAAAAGGTTGAGAGTGCGCTTGACATCCTACGAGCCCTGACTGACAACCCCATCGCGAATGATTGTCCCATCACGATCCAAGAGGTCGACGATTTCGATCGCTGCCCTAGTAAGGTTATAGAGGTGCCCACTGACATCAGAAATGCCGTCGCCACCAAGACTCAATTCGATCTACCTGATCCAGATTCGATTGATTTGGAGATGCTCGCTCCTGTTTACCCTGCCAAGTTCAGCCGCCCCCCTGCCCCTTTGCAACCTAGGAACGTTCGTAGCGACATAGAAGATGCGAATCTTATGGCTGCCATCCATGTCAATAAGAGTAGCTTCGACAGTTGCAAGAACTTGTTTGACAGGAACCTCGGTACTAGCAAGCTCAGCAGACTCACTTCCAGGCAACGCCGGCATGCTGCAGAATACCACGATCGTTTCAAGGAATGCTATTACGCTGACAAGTACGACATCCTCCCTGATGTTGATGCCACCTACAATTGGCTTGCCGAGAGACTAAGTGGTGCTATCAACATGCTGACTCAATCAGAACCATTTGGTGAGACCGGGAGATCCCTATCCTGTGATGCTGAGTTCAAGACCCAGAGCAAAGCCAAGGCGGTTCAATGTTTTGCTGCGACACTCCCATACGGTCAATCCATAATTGCAAATGCGAAGGTCTTCAATCTTCGCTTTGCTCTTGCTCAGCAGAAAGCTTATTTCAACGGTTCCCGACTGATGCGCCCCGGGATCATCCTTGACTATGGCCTGACTGATGATCAACTCAGTGATAAGATCCGCAAGCTTGGCCTCGGTGAGCTTTTTACCGGCCCCAAGAATTTACAAGCAGATGTCAGCAAGCAGGACAGTAGCCACACACCCGAGATGTTGATGCAGTTCTTACTCTTCCTGAAGGACTGTGGCGTTTCTGATGAAGATTGCGAACTTTATCTCTGCTGGTCTAGCAGTTACCGAATAAAGTCGCGCGATGAAGCCGCTGTCAGCGGTTCGGTTTCCTTCAATCTGGGCTCTGGCGATCCTTGGACGTTGATCAGAAATGACATCATGGAGTTGCTTTCAGTTGCATGCAAGTTCCGTCATGCAGACACGGCTTACATCGTGGAGAAAGGTGACGACGTCCATGGTTGGATTGAGAATCTCGCCCCTCATCCCTTTGCTGCAAGAGCTTGTTTCGCTGGTGTCATTTTGAAGATCGAAATGGGTGCTGTCCCGTACCATGCCGGTCGTTTCCACAACGGCACTCGTTATTTGGTCGACCCCATCAGAGCCTTCATGAAGCATCTCACCCGTCTCCCTGACGTGAACGTCACTGTCAAAGAACTCTACCAAAGTTACATCTCTCGGGCGACCGATTATTCTACCGAGGAGGTTGAGTTTTTGAAAGTTGCTTGCCCATTGATGTACCCGTTCTTTAGTGGTGATGAGTGCGCCAATATCATTGCCTACATGCTCAAGCTCCGCAACTACAAGTTCTTCACTCGCAGCTATCCCACCAAGCCTGTCAGTGTTGTGCTTGACCCGAGAAAAGCGTGCGTCAGTCAGTGCGTTCGTCTGGTCCGTCCCAACCGTACTCGGAACTACTACAGACAATTCCTTTCCCTTTCAATCGAAGAAGTTTCTAAACTTCTTTCTGAGGAAGGCATTGCTCATGTTGTTGTTGACAATCCCCCCAGCCCGATTCGCCTGCGCCCAGGTGTTCTGTACGTCTCTAAGAAGCACTGCGTTGTTCGCTTGTAGTGCCTTTAAGATTCATCTTACGCTCAATCCATCCCCTGTATGTTCTTTCAGTTATGGTTCAGCCTGTTTCTAGCGTCGGTAGCGATGTCTTGCCTCCTGTTGGTTCTCTCGACTCTTCAGCCGTATCTTCTATTTCCATCCCCCCTGCCGTTAGCGGTCCAGGTGGGAGTTCTTTCGTTTTACCTTGTGCTTGTCCTGCTGTTTCTCTTAATCTCCACTCAGCTAGTGGAACTTACTCCTTCAAATCCCATCCCGTCGTCACCTGGGCCTCGTCATACTTTCTCAACGTCGAGCTTCACTCCGTCCGAGTCTCAGTCAATCAATCACGAGGCTTCAGTGCGACAACCACCTCCCCCGCCATCCTACCGTTCTACCGATATGGACTGGTCCCTTCCGGAACAGTCGTCAAATCCAACGATCGATCAATCTGCTCAATCCCCAGGTTGGTTAATTACCAATTGAACATGGTAGGTTCCTCCAGTACCACTCAGTTCGGTGATGGCGGTCTATCTTTCCCTCCGGGCCTTCAATTGGACTTCAAACCAGTCCAGTTTAGGACCAATTACGTTTCATTCTTGATCGGCAGAGGTACCGTCCTGCCGACTCAAACCGTTACTAAGGAGGAAAACGGCAAGAAATATAAAGAGCTTGAATATGACGTTGATGATATCTCCAATGTCATTGAAGTAGTTCTTGATTTCACGATTTCTTGCTCAGCCCCTGGATTCGGTATACTCCCTTAATGTTCTTCCCTTCCTTTTCTTTGTTTAGTTGTTCAGTTACTGTTTTTCTTTGACTTCCTGGGACCCTTGATTGTGCGTCCGTTAGTCATCGTTTTGTGCTTTTACCTTCTTTTTGCCGACAACTTTTCTTTTGTTTTAATCAATAACAAAAACAACAGCTTGACAGTTATCATGTTCACCCTAGAGGGTTCATGTACCAAGCC